CCGGGGGTGTTGGACCAGCCGGAGCAACTGGCCCCGTGGGCGCAACAGGTCCGACTGGTGCTACAGGACCGGCAGGAGCGGATAGCACGGTCCCAGGACCAACTGGCGCAACCGGACCAACAGGTGCTGACGGCACGGACGGAATAATTGGTGTTGATGGTGCAACTGGTCCGACCGGCCCGACAGGTCCGACTGGTCCCACAGGCCCGACTGGCTCGACCGGTATTGCCGGAGGCAGCGGCTTTTCTGTTTTTTATACCTTCTCGACTACGACGGCTGATGCTGATCCTGGAGCAGGTACTTTACGTTTTAACAACGCGACACAGAACTCCACGACCATCATCTATGCTGATGATCTTGACACGGGTGGTGTCAGCGTAGCCACGCTGCTTCAGACGATCGATGACAGCACGAATACGCTTAAGGGCCATGTTCGGATCTCGCATCAGACTGACGCTACTAAGTGGAAAATCTTCAGTATGTCGGGGTCTGTTGCAACGGCCTCGACATACAAGAAAATTCAATCGTTGGCGCAGGTTGCAGCTGGTGCAGATTTTGCCAATGGAGACCCTATCAGGCTTGAGTTCACCAGAGCTGGTGATGTAGGTGCTGCCAGTTCTGTGGCCGGGCCAACAGGAGCGACCGGGCCAACAGGAGCGACCGGACCAACCGGGTCTCCGACATCTGAGCCTGAACTTGCCAAGACCGCGAGCTATACGGCATTGTCAACCGATGCTGGCCAGATGGTGAGTTTCAACAGCGCTTCCGCCTGTGTTTATACGATAAATAGCTCGGTGTTCGCTGCCGACAATCGCGTTGACATATGTCAGCTTGGTTCTGGGCAAGTATCATTTGCCGGAACAGCCACAAGGAGAGCCCGTGGGGGCGCAAGCAAGCTGGTAGGGCAGTATTCTGTGGCTTCTATCTTCTTCTTGAGTGCAACCGAGTACATTCTCTGTGGGGACATCACGGCATGATCGTTCTTCCAAAGAGAAAGTTGCTGAGAGCCGCCATACCGCTGGTGCTTGCTGCGCCTTTGATACTTCCAATTACGGCTGTCAAGGGCAAAGAGCTTGGCATGTTCATGCCATTCATGGGTACTGCCGCGCAGTCAGGCAAGTACACGGCTCCTCCCTCTAGTGTGCCAATCTACAAGGGCACTTGTATCAAATCTACGTCCACCCCTTCCGGTACGCCTATCACCTTCACCGGTAAGGACATCGGCACAGCGCATGATCAACGCATCTTTGTTGCTGGCTGGGCAATCACCGATGCTCTCAACAATACCATCACTGTTGGTGGAACTACTCTCGACTATATGATTTACGAGAATACGTCTGGGTCTAACATCTTGATGGCCTGGATGGCATTGCCATCTTCATATGGCACCACCACAACAATTGAACATATACCCAATGGAACACAGGCTTCGTTCCAGTTGGTATATTGGATTGCCTATCCAAACGTAGCTACACCATTGATAATGGCAACTGCCGAGGCTTCTACCTCAACAGCAGCAAGTATTAGTCCTGCGATGACGACACAGAATGGTGGCTTTGCTTTATTTACTGGCATGGCAACAGCGGCAACTGGTTTGACAGGTACAAAGACAGGAACTGGAACGTACACGGAAAATGGAGAAGATAGTTCAGCACGAAGCATATCGGCAATGATGGTAACGGGCTGCGATAGTGCAGGCATTACCGTATCTCTACAAAGAGACATTGGTGGTAGTGGCTATAAAGCTATAGCCGGTATGACTTGGGGAAGGTGTTACTGATGCGGTTTCATCTTGTCAGTTTGCCACACACCAACACGACAGACGCCTTCTCTGCGTGTGCCTTCACCGAGAAGGTGCGCAAGTTTGCTATTATGATGACGGCGCTCAACCATGAGGTTTATCTCTATGCCGGAGCTTCCAATAGCGCTCCCTGTATTGAGCATGTACCATGTATTAGTGAAGAGGGACGCCTCGCCGCCTGTAACGGCCTTCATTATACACAGGCCAGCTTCGACCCATCTAAACCGCATTGGGCCCAATTCAACAAAGCCTGCATTGCTGAGATCTCTAAACGGATCCAACCGAAGGACTTTATCTGTGTCATCGGGGGCCGTGCCAACAAGGCGATCGCCGACGCTTTTCCCGGCAGCATGACGGTTGAGTTCGGGATCGGTTATGGTGGCACTTTCTCCAAGTACCGTGTTTGGGAGAGCTATGCCTGGATGCACACCTGCTACGGTGCGGCGCGTCCGCATGATCCTAATGGTGTCGATGGGATCTGGTTCGATGCGGTGATCCCTGGCTATTTTGAGATTGATCGCTTCCCGTATTGTCACGATAAGGATGATTTCTTTCTTTATGTCGGCAGATTGACAGAGCGCAAAGGCATTAGGATTGCCGAGGAAGTCTGCAAGCGTCTGGATAAGCGGTTAGTCATTGCCGGAGCTGGCGAGTATAAACCCGTCTATGGGGACTTCATCGGAATGATTAATCCAGAGCAGCGGGGCGAGCTGATGAGCCGGGCACGGGCTGTGTTCGTGCCGACCATCTACATAGAGCCGTTCGGCAACGTCGCCGTTGAAGCACAAGGATGCGGCACGCCAGTCATTTGTACTGATTGGGGTGCTATGACCGAGACAGTGGTCCACGGTGTGACCGGCTTCCGGTGTCGCACCTTCCAGGAATTTATCGATGCCACGCTTCTGGTTCAAGCGCTGGACCCCAGAGCGATTCGCGACCATGCGCGCGACAACTACGGACTGGAGGCTATAGCTGAGAAGTACGATCGCCACTTTAAGCGTTTGCTGACGTTGTGGGACGATGGGTGGTATCATCTGGAGGGAGCAACATGAGCAAGAATATCTTGATTGCTTTGCTGGTTCTGGTCTGCGCCGGATGTCAGGTTCTTCCACGCGCGGAGCCAGCCAACGAGGGGCCAACCATTTACACAAAATGATCATGGATGAGCGAGTTCAACACGGCAAAAGGTGCATTTCTTCTGGTGGCAGTTGTCGTCTCAACGATGATGCTTGTCGTCATTATTGCCATCTTCAGCTGTGCGTACCTCATGGTTACTGGCTCGACGGGGCAGGTCTGCGTTTCGATGCAGGAATTTGTCAAAGAGCTGATCCAGATGAGCTTTACCGCAGCCATAGCGTTCGCGGGGGGCAGATTGAGTGCACCATCGACCCCCGCTCCAAAACTGCCGGATAAGGAGAAGTAAGATGAGCTGGGTTCTCACCACGAATTACTCGCTCAAGAAGATCGATGAGAATACCGAGATCGATGACTGGAGCCCGCTCGTCAATGGCAACTGGGACATCATTTCTACGGTGATGAAAGCCAACGAGACTGCGGCAGCAGCAGCTCAGTCCACGGCGAACACCGCCAATTCAGGTTTGGCAGGCAAGGCCAACACGTCGCACACGCACAACGCTTCTGACGTCAATGCTGGCACGCTGGGGGCGGCGCGTATGCCCGCCCTTACCGGTGATGTCACGACAACAGTAGGAACAGTGGCGACGACGATTACTAACGATGTCGTCTCCAATGCCAAGCTCTCCAATATGGGGGCTAATACGATCAAGGGAGCCGTGTCAGCCGGGGACCCTGTTGATCTGACGCCCGCTCAGGTTGTCTCTATCATCGGCCCGTCCTTGCCCGCAGCTTCGGTTGCTGACGACAGCATCACTAATGCCAAACTTGCCAACATGGCGGCGAACACCATGAAGGGCAACAACACAGCCTCCGCCGCTGATCCAAAGGATCTGACAGTAGCGGAAGTGCAGACGCTGCTCGGAATATCCAGCGGCATAGCAGATAATACTGTTACGAATGCCAAACTTACTGACATGGCAGCCAATACCATCAAGGGTGCGGTGTCAGCCGGGGATCCGCAGGATCTGACAGCCGCCCAAGTTAACAGTATCGTGGCGCAAGGCGGTGGTTTTTCCCGCAAGACGGCAGCCTATACGCTGGGTGTGGCAGACGTTGGTCTGGTGATCGAGATGGACGTAACAACCACGGCTCACAACCTGACAGTGCCAACTAATACAACAGCGGCAATCCCGATCAACGCCGAGATCCATGGCGTGCAGCGTGGCACTGGCCAAACGACGATCTTCCCGGCTGACGGCACGGTGATAATCAACGCATCGGGTGGGAAGCTCAAGGCGGCGGCGCGCTATTCAGCCTGGACCTTGAAGAAGGTTGGCACCAATGAATGGTATGCCTGGGGAGATCTGACAACGTGAAGATCGGCATCATAGATTTTCCGCAAGCGGTGTCTCCCCCTCCGGGGCCTCCCTCGACTGTGCCGATCGCCAAGGGCGGTCTCTACAGTAGCACAAACTCAAGTTCTTACACTTTTTCAGCCAAGGATCTAGGCACTCCTCACGCCAAGCGCATCGTCATTGTCGCTCTCAACAAGAAGAATGCCAACAGTGTTAGCTTGGCTGTTGGTGGTGTGTCTATGACATACATCACGGGTACTACTTGGGCCGACAACAATGCTGAGAATGCCAGAATTTATTATGCAGCTGTTCCGGATGGAGCGACTGGAGACATCACCGCCACGTTTGGTGGCACAGAGGCCGAGTTCAATGGCTTCTACTGGATTGCCTATCCCGATAGTGAAGCGCCTATAGATGCTGGCGCTGATAATGATCAGGGTGCGCCTTCGCAAGGAGTAAGTGCCAGCCTCACTTGCTCCGCCAGCGGCTTTGCTGTGGGTGCGGGCTGGAGCCCGTCAGGCTCGCCAAGTGGTGGTTGGAGCGGAACCGGCACGTTTGCTCAGTCATCAGTGCAATCCGGTGATAATAACGGTAGAGGCTACACTGTCAGTGGCACGGCAGCGTCAGGGAGCTTCTCGCAAAATTCAGGTAGTGGAAATAAGGATGCGATCGTTGCCGCAAGCTGGGGGCCAACAACGTGAGCGGTCAGAATGTCAGTCTGTTAGAGATACCTCCTGGTGTGTTCCAGGATTCGACGCAGTATGCGGCAGGCAAGCGCTGGTACTCGGCCAATCAGATCCGCTGGGTTAACAACGTCATGGTGCCGGTCGGGGGTTGGCGGCAGCTGCTCAACTTCTCACCGTTGACGACCAATCCAATACGCAAGCTGTTCACTTGGCGCGACAACCTCAAGAAGCCTTGGATAGCTGGAGGCTCCGAGAGCCACCTGATCGGCGTTTCCTATGTCAATGGTGTGTTCACGCAGTATGACATTACGCCGACAACGCTGATATGGAATCCGGGTGGTGTGGTCGGTTGGGGCCGTCGCGGCTGGGGCACGGGGCCGTGGGGCATTGACGGCGGTGGCACCACGGTGGTGCCCGACAGCACAGCTCTGTGGTCGCTGGACAACTTTGGCCAGGAACTGGTCGGGGTGCACTCTCAGGACGGTCGCCTGTTCTATTGGGATCCAACGACACCGTCATCGAAGGCCATCCCTGTTCCTCCGGCAGCAGGGGATACGGTTCCGGTCGACAACACCATCGTGATCGCCACCGAAGAAGAGCACTTGATGCTCTTGGGCGGCAAGAACCATCCGCGACGGGTGAAGTGGAGTTCGGCGCGCGAGAAAACTATCTGGACTGCTGCTGAAAACAATTCGGCAGGCGGCTTTGAGCTGAAATCAACAGGGTCGATATTGGCTGCTGCTAAGGTGCAGTCTGGCATCCTGGTGATTACTGATGCCGACGTGCATCTGATCGAATATGTTGGTCCGCCCAACTATTACGGACGCCGCAAGATCTCCGATGAAGGCGGCATCATAGGGCTCAATACTATCGTGGCGGTGCAGGGCGATGCCATCTGGATGGATCACGCCAACCTGTTTTCTTATTCGGGTGGCGTAGTCACCAAGGTGCCATGTACTCTGCACACGGAGCTTTTCTACAACTCCAACCTTGAGCAGTCACACAAGGTCCACATGGGGATCAACGAGTTCGCTCAGGAAATGTGGATCTTCTACCCGGCTCTGGGTGAGGAGGATCCCACTCGCTACATCAATATGTCCTATTCGCAGGATCCTTATTGGAGTCAGGGCCAGATCTCGCGCACCGCATGGTGCACACCGGTCTGGCAGGCGCGTCCGATCGCTTGTGACGGTACGATTCTCTATGAGCATGAGTATGGCAACCTTGCTGACGGGGTGAGCCGATCCGACGACATCTTTGCTGAGACAGGAGCGCTCGAACTCAACACTGAGGAAGAGGGGGAAGGCGGGCGGGTCATGTGGATTGACCGGATCTACCAGGATGCTGGGGAAGAAGGCCCTGGTTTCTCGGTCGGTGACCCGTCCGCTTTTAGTCTGACCTTCAAGCTCAGGCAGGCGCCGGGCGCCCAGGAGCGTTCAGTGGGGCCAATTTTGCTAGGCAATCCAAAGGGTTACACGACAGTCAGAATGCGTGCCCGGCAGGCTATTGTCAGGGTCAGCCAGAACAAGGACGTTACCTGGAAGCTCGGTAAGCTGCGTCTGCGCCTCAAGGGAGGTGGTAAACGATGATGACGAGCCTACAGCGTAACCAGTTTATTGCAGAACGCTATGATGAGCTTATGCGGATTGGCAAGCATGGGCATTATGAAACGATGTTCCAGGTAGTTGCAGAACTACTGAAGAAGCTGGAGAAAGAGCGCCATGGCGGTCTTGGGTATGGGGGGATCGAGTGACACGTTACGTTCTTCCCATCGCCCAAAGAGAATACGATCGCCGTGAGGAGCAGAACTTCCGCGATTGGGTGAGGCGCAATCTTGATGGTCTCCTGAGTTCTGAAGGGCTGCCTGCCTATTCAGGCGTGCAGGTGATCTCGGCCAAGGGGACCAGCTCATCCTTCGCGGTGGCGTCTGGCGCAGCGCCACTCTATCTGCCGATGGAAAGTATCATCTACGACACCAACGATCGGGATCTCTCCAATGCTCCGCATAAGATCACAGCACCTTACGGAGGTTTCGCGCAGATTACTGGTCGCATTGACAACATTGCTACTGGCACTGGTTCTACTCTTTCCGATGTAACTTTCGGCATCTACAAGAACAACGTGCTGATGGACACGACTGTGGTGCAGCTCAACACAACAAATGCTTGGAAATACACAGGTGTGGTCAGTGTCATGCTGGCCAAGGGCGATGAGATCACCATCAAGATGAGCCACTCGAAAGGCTCAGCCTTCAATCTCGACCTGACAAAGTCACAACTTACTATTCAGATGTTATCTCCCAACCCCCAGAGCATAGACAGGAGCAGGATCTAACATGGCAAAGGGTGAAGGCGGTGGCGGACATTGGCGCGAGCGCCAATTAGCCAAGAAAGCGTCAGTATCGCGGCGTCCCGATACACCGGAAGTACTGGCGGCGATCGTCAAGCCGAAGGCCAAGCCAGTGGTTAAGCCCAAGGCGAAGGTTCGCATACCTAAACCGAGAGAGAAACCTCAGTCCGACTTCCGCCCTGGCTTGGCGCCGATGTTCCCGAAGTATGATTCCGACATCCCGCTGACCCCGCCTAATCGGGCAGCCAAAGCCGATCAGCTGCAACGTCCTAATCGGGCAGCGAAGGTCGATGCGATTCCTCTGACGCCGCCCAACAGAATGGCGAAGGAGGATCAGATGCAACGCCCCAACCGCATGGCGATGGACGATATGATGCAACGCCCCAATCGCATGGCAATGGGGGATCAGATGCAGGGTCCGCCGATGGGGGACATGGAGTATGATCCGTTTGCCTTTCAGCGGGTGGCCTGGGAGAAGAAAGGCAACCGTGGTTCGGTCAGGTTGAAGGACATCGCCAGGGTGCCTAGGGCCACGCCGCGTTTTGGGGCCAGATGAACGCACCGATCGAGATACCGACGCTGAGGCTTAAACAGGATCTTCAGCGCTGGCGGAAGCACATTGAGCGGGCCTTGCGCGAGGCTGATCTCATGACGTTCGAGGACATCGAGCGTGATGTTGTCGCGGTGAAGAAGCTCTACTTTGACAATGGCAGGGCATTCTGTGTGGTGGATGTCCAAGACTATTCCAAGGGCCGCGTTTGCCACATATTGGCGGCGGGGGGTTCCCTTTCGGGCCTGAAAGAGTTACAAGCTACTTTAATTCCCTTTTTTAAGTTGATAGGCGCGCGACGTCTGACACAGGCAGGGCGTCTGGGATGGGCAAAAGTCTTGCCCTCCTGGGGCTGGAAACAATCCCGTGTGTTGATGGAGCTTGACCTTGATACTTGACCAGCACTTAGACAAATGGACACCAGAGCCTATGTCTGGTTGTTACCTGTGGACTGGGGCTTTAACTAAAACAGGTTATCCAGAGGTTCTTTACAATAAAAAAGTTTGTAGAGTGGCTCGTTTGGCTTTGTCCGAAGCTAAAGGCTTGCCGCCATCCAAGCAACATCAGGCATCACATCTTTGCGACAATCGCATATGCGTTAGCCCGGACCATTTGATCTGGGAACTTCCTGGCGACAACACTCGGCGGGAATCAATGGCGTCGAGACGCAGGTTGAAAACTACCAAGGGTTATTGGCGTGCAACATATCAGGGCGGCCCGCATCCCTGGCAGGCAAGCATCAGAATAAATGATCGCCCAATTCATCTTGGTTACTTTGCAACCGAGGAAGAAGCACGCGCAGCCTATTTGGAAGCTATTCGGAGGCTAGGATAAAATGGGTGACATCTTCGGTGGAGGCAGCGGCGGTGGATCAGATCTCGGAGACGAATCCAACTCCAAAACCAAAGCATTACCGTCACCCGCTGCCATCGCCGCCATGCGGGCGGCAGCCAACTCGGCGGCTGGTGTCGCAGGTGTCGCCAAGAACCTTCCGTATTATGCTCAGGTCGCGTCCAGCCCTGGTTATCGGCAGTCACTCCAGAATACCGCCAATACCTGGAGCGACTGGATGGGCACGGCTCCTGTCGATCTCTCCCAAGGTATGGCGCCTATAACGCAGGGCCAGTTCGGTTCGGTGATCGATGCCGGGCAGATGATGAATGATCGAATAGCCTCGTTGCCTCCAAGTATCCAATACATGCTGTCACAGTGGGTGGGGCCGGGCGACATCACGGCGGGCTCGCCTTACGATCCGATCAAGTACAACCCGTACATCGAGCAGGCTCAGCTCCTCAAGAATCAGAAGGATCCGACCGGTGCTGGCGGCTCCGGCCAGATCGGCGCAGGCGGCATACCGATCTCGACCATCCCGGATGCCCCAGGGCCATCCGGTCCGGGTCCGTCCGGCCCTGGTCCGTCAGGTCCTGGGCCATCCGGTCCGGGTCCGTCCGGTCCCGGCCCCTCAGGTCCTCCTGTGCTTGGTCCGGGTGGCCTGCAAGGAGTTTATCCGCCGTCCCGTGGAGGCACGCCAGGAATGCGTGGCGTCACGCCTAACGGGCAATACTGGAAGATTAACGCCAAGGGGCAAGTCGTCTTCTACGATCCGCCCGGCACGCAGTATGGGCAAACTCACGATGGCGGTAGAGGCTCAGAAGGCTTTGCCGGGCGCGGCGGCTGGGGCGTCGGCAGCGGTACAGGTGGCGGACCTCCGAGAGGCGAGCTTGGTGGCTTCGAAGGCGGCAATCCAAGGGACATAGGGACCGTGGACAGAGGCGACGATATGCCCGGTATGGGCAGGCTTATTTAGGATGGGGACGAACCATGGGCGCACCGGTTGGTGGTGGGCAGGCGCAAGGCGGAACGTTACCGCAGCAGGTGCAGAGTGCTTACGGGCAGGCTCTGGGCCAATTCGGCGGCATGGGCGGCACAGGATCGAGTTTCCTGAATGCTGCCGGTCCGCTAGCTCAGCAGGCCGCAGGTATCTACGGTGAAATGGGTGGGATGAAGCCGGAGGACATCACGTCCGGCCAGCTCGCTACGACTGACCTCAGCCCGTACATGAACCCGTACACCCAGCAGGTCATCAACACGTCGATGGCCGAACTAGATCGGCAGTACGGGATCCAGAACCAGGGGATCGCAGCTGAAGCACAGCGCCAGGGCGCCTTTGGCGGTGACCGGCACGGTTTGCAGAGCGGCGTTCTAGGGGGAGAGTTCTTAAGAAACAAGGGAAATCTTCTCGCCGACCTCTATTCCCGCAACTTCCTCAATGCCCAGCAGATGGGACAGTATGACATCGGGCAGCGCTTTGCCGCCGATCAGGCCAACCAGAACATCCGCGCCAATCTCTATGGTGGTGCTGCTCAGGGGCTGGGGGGCCTCGCGGGTGCCGCAGGTCAAATCGGCGGTTCGCTGACGCAGGCAGGGGCGCAAGGCTTAGGGAATCTGGCGGGCTCCGGCTTCCAGATGGCCAACGCCGCCAACGCCGCGCAGGTGGCCGCAGCTCAAGCTCAGCAGCAGCAACAACAGCAGGCGATCGACGCTGCCAATGCCAACTATGCCCGGCTGTTGGGGATTCCGGAGGACTACATGCAGGCGATGCTGGGCATTGCATCCGGCATGGGCAACTTCGGCTACACCAAAGGCAACGTGCAGCAAGATCCCGGTCTGCTGTCGACCATAGGTGCAGGCGCCGGAATCCTTGGATCTATTGCAGGCATACCGATCGGGTGAGGCATGGCTGGTTTTTGGGGAGAACCTGGGACTGAAGACACGTCTGGAACAGGGCTTGCGAGATTCTTCTCGCAGCCTGACATCGGCTCAGAAATTGGCGAGCGGCTAGGGCTGGTTGCTGAGATCCTGTCCGGTGTCGGTTCCGGGCGCGGTCTCGCCGGGATCTCCGAGGCAATGGGCGAAGTCAATCAGCGCTCCGCTCAACGCCGCGAGTACCGCAAGATGACAACCATGGCCAACCGCATGGCCGATAAGCTGGAGCCGACCAATCCGGACCTCGCTGCACTGATCAGAGCCAACCCCCGTTATGGCATGGAGCTGGCGGGCAAGATCCAGTTCTTGCCGTTCGAGACGGCGGAGACGATGAAGATCAACGAGGCCAAGGCAAAGGACGAGTACCAGAAGGCGCTCGACTTGCAGGCTGCCAAGGACAACGCCGAACGGGAGAAAATGCGCCTGACTTTGCGGGCGATGGGCATAAACCCCGACACCATGCTGGCTTCGACAGGCGGAGGGGGGCAGCAACCAGCTGTCACGGCGCCTGCGGTTCCGGGACCGACGACAGTCGGCCAGGGGCCGGACGCGATTCAGATCACACCGTTGGGCGGGCCTGGGGGAGACCAGTCACAGGTCCCGCCAGCTCCTGACGCCACAATGATTCCGCCGCAGCAACCGGATATTCCGCAGCCGCAGCAACCCCAGCAGCCGGTCCAGCCGGAAGATCCCTATATGGTTGGGCTCACCACCACCGATCCGGAATTGGCCAAGCTCCAATACAATCTGCGCCGCAGATTCGAGGATCCGGAGCTGCCGGTTGAGGCAGCGCAGCAGTACCTCATGGCAGCCGTCAGCGAGAACAAGGACAGCGCCAGTGCCTTCTACAAGGGTGTTGCCGAGCGCAAGGCTCTACGCCAGCGCGAGGCTGAGTTCGCCAAGCGGTACGAGGGTATCGTAGATCCACAGGGTCCAGTGCGCCCTGGCGATGATCCGCTCCAGGATCAGTTGCGCGCCAAGGCGATCCTTGCTTCCGAGAACATCCCGGTTGGCTCCGTGAAAGATCCGGAGCAGACCGCAAAGACCATGGCCGCTTCCTACAAGGCGGGTGATGAGCAGTACCAGTCGGTCTTGCGTGAGATCCAGAGAAGCGGGGCGGGTGGCACTGAGATAACCCTGCCTGATGGCACGCGATTCGTCACCAGTGGCAAAGCGCCGACCGAGTACCAGTCCAAGGTTGAGGCGGCTTTCCCGGTCATGCAATCCACCAACACGCTCCTTGATGACCCAGCCTTGACCAAAACAATGGTCGAGATGCCAGCGATCGCCAAGACATGGCTGCGCAACAATACTTCGTTCGGCAATAACGCTCTCGATGCTCAGTTCCAGATGACCCAGGTGGCTGGTGATGCCTGGGTCGAAAACGTATTGCGTCTCAAGTCCGGCGCCACGATCAAGGACGAAGAGATTGAGGGGCATCACAAGATCTTCATCCCGCAGCCGGGTGACAAGCCGGAGACGATCGCCTTCAAGAAGCAGCTGCGCCTCGATGTTATGGAAGGCTTCAACAAGGGACGCATCAAGAGTGCAGAGCAGGCGCTCTTTGAGGGCATTATCAAGACGCGCGAGCACGAGAGGCAAACAGGTATTCAGACCGAAGCAACACAGGCTCCGCCTATGCCGGATTGGGCTGTGAATGCAGGCATAACACCAGAGTGGTGGGCAGAGAACCCACAGGCTTGGACGGCCTCGCCAGATGAGGCGGAGACACCCTGATGCCCACTCAAAAAGAAATCATTGAGCAGTTCAAGAAAGGCATCTCCCAAAAAGATGTGGTTGCTGAATTTCAGAAAGACCAGAAGCAGCAGCCGGACCGCAACCCGCTCCATTCCGACATGGCGATCGGCCAGGGGCTTGTCAGGGACGCGCTTCTCGGCACGCTGGGGGTGCCTGGGGATCTCCAGCAATGGATAGAATCGCTGCCAGCCAAGACGCCGCAGGGCCAGTGGATCAAGGACACCAGTGCCGCTTTGCGGAAGTATCTCCCCAATGAGGGGAGGCTGCCGACTTCCGAAGAGGTGAAGGCGAACACCATCGACCGGATCATTACCCCGAAAAATTACGAGGGGATCCCAGGCTATGCCGAGCGAGCAGCCTCCTTTTACACGCCGGGCCCAGGGGGCAAGGCGCGCGCCGCGCGCGATGTCATCTCGGCGATCGGTGGCGGTGTCGGCTCCAAGGGGCTTGAAGACATCAACGAGGCGATGGGCGGGGTCCTGCCGGAGGGCTGGGATAGGATGCTGGGAGGCATTCTTGGCGTTCTCGGCGTCAACACGCATAGCACGCGGGCGGGCAAGATCGCCACAGAGGGATCCAAGCGCCCTGAGCTAGTAAACCCCACAGGTGCCGTCACCGACTACGTCGATCCCAGAGCCCAGATGCGTGAGGAGCTGAAGGCAGCGCCCACACCAAAGAAGCTGGAAGATCGGACAAGAGCTGCCTACCGGGTCGTGGACAGGACAGGAGGGCTCGATAAGCCGCAGTTTTCCAAGGCGATGGTCGATTTAGAGGATGCCCTGGCAAAGACAGAGGTTCTGCCCAGCGATGCTCCGGGGATCCTGGAGATAGCCGATCAGACGATCGACAAGGTCTTAAGCCCCAATCCACTAACCCTTGGCGACGTTGAGAGACTGGCGAAGCGCGGCGCCCTGGAAGCGCGCTCTAACGCAGGCAATCTGGCAGGCAAACCGCTGTTCGGACACATAACCGCCAAGCACATGAACCGTTACCTGGACGCTGCCGATGCTGCCAACCCGTCGCTGGGGATCAAGCAAAAGGTGGGAACGGCACGCGAGCTGGGGCGCTCAAAGCGCTTCAGCGAGGACATCGCTGATGTCAGGCTTGGCGGCAAGTTCTCGCAGATGAGCCCGGAAATCGGCGAAATGAACCGAACGCGGGCCGAGCTGGTTCGCAAGGCGGACAGCCTCTCAGAGCTGGAGAACTTGGCAGGTGAGCGGGCAGTCGGGCGGCGAACCGCCAAGATGCCGATCCGCAATGTGGGGCGCCTGTTTCAGAGCGGCCCCATGCAGGGTGTGGCTTTGTTGAGTTCAGGCGTGTTGCAGAAGATCACGCCGTTGATAGCGTCGGTTGCTACCTCGTTCGGCGGTGCGGGTCTGGAAGCTATTGCCGACTGGCTGACGCGGGCCCGCCTCGATGAGCTTGAGGGGGTTCTGAGAGCCGGGCGACCGGCGCAGGAGAAAGCTATGGAGATCGCCGCGAAACGTAACAAGGCAAGACTGCAATCGCGGATGGCGACTGGAGTCCTAGGGGCTTTGCGCAATCCCGGACAGGAATAGGAGACGAGCATGTCACTTGGACTGGCTTTCTGGATTCTCATGCTGATCTGGCTGGTGGGGGGCATCTACTGGGGCTACTCGAACCAAGCCAACCACTTCTATATCGGCGGCAACGTCCTGCTGTTCATCCTGCTTCTGTTGCTAGGGTGGCAGACGTTCGGCGCTCCGCTGCACTGACACACGGGAAACACTGATGCCCCAACCCCGCGCACCGATGCCTTCTCGCGATGAGATGATAGCCTTCATCAGGCAGGAAGCTGCACGCCTGGGGATCGACCCAGATGTTGCCATCCGGGTCGCCATGTCGGAGGGGCTCAACTCGGATACGTGGTCGGTGCCAGACGCAGGATCTATCTCGTCAGGGCCTTTCCAGCTCTACGAAGGCGGCGGCATGGGCAATGACTTCAAGGCAGCGACCGGCCTTGAACCAAGCGATCAAGCCAATTGGAAGGCTGCCATCACCTATCCCCTGGAGCAGGTGGCTAAGGGCAAGACCAAGGGCTGGGCGCCGTTCTACGGGGCGAAGAATACCGGTGTCGGGCAGTACGAAGGTCTGCCCGGACCAGGGCCGCAGGTGGCCGCACGATCGCCCGGAATGGCTCGCGCTGCCACGGCAGCAGCTCCCTATCAGGGGCCACAGCAGCAAGCCACAGCAGAACCCGCTGCCGATCGCCGCAATATGTGGGGACTGACCCCGGAAGAGATGCGCGATCTCTACGACCCAGTCGGTAACCAGACATTAGGAGGAGCCATCCTCGACATGTTCTCGCCGGACGATCGCTCCAAGATGCGCGCCAGCGAGAAGTCGCAGTCGGCATTGGGTGGCCTGCTCTCCCTGTTCAAGGGCGAGGAGGGAGATCCCGAAAAGACCGAGGCGCTCAAGAAGCTGGCTGAAAAGACCAATTCCTTCTCGCCGACGCCGGTCAAGGATCAGATCATAGCCAGAGCCAAGACGCCGACGATCGGCTCGACGCTGGCGAGCTCGGTGTTCGGCACGACGCCAACACCGACCGCTCAGCCGACGACGACTGGGGCGCTCGATCCTCTGAAGAAGAAGAAAACGCTGGGCAGCTCAGCTGTCAGCGGACTTTTAAGCCTGTTTGGATAAGGAGCACGACGATGGCTAAGGGCGAAGGTGGCGGCGGTAACTTCGCTGGAACCAAGGGCTATACCTCTGGCGACAACGTCGTCGGTAATGCAGGCGGCTATGGAAACCCCACGTCCCCTACAGGTGGAACAGGGGGCCAGACCTATAACTCCCTTGGTTACCTAGGCGGTAACTTCTCCGGCTTGGGCTCCGCCAATGATGCCGCCAACCGAGCAGCCTATGACGCTATGGTTCGTGACATTATGGCGCAGCAGGTAGGTACGGGACACGCTGGCTCTGGCACATATCAGCCCAAAACTCCACCCAAGCCTAAGCCTAAGCCGGTTGTAACAACGACGACGCCACCGCCTATTCCGCAGCCTAAGCCGATAACTGGCCCGCTTAATCCTGATTGGGGGCCGGGCGGATGGAATAGAGGCCCAGGCTACCCACCCCTGAGTGTAGGTAACCAGTATGGTTGGGACCAAAACCCCGGTTTTGGTCCGCACGGCTACGGTGCCGGGCAGCAATCAAACAACACCTGGAATGGTAATATGGGGAACATCAATCAGCAGGGTGGCGAAGGCGGCTGGGGAGATGTTGGGGGTGGGGGTCTTCTAGGAGGAAGTGGCGCCAGCAGCGGCGCTGGCATTGACTCCATGCGGATGATGGCAGCGCCTGACATGGCTGCTACAGCAGGCCCATTGGGCGGAATGAACCCGGCACACCAGCGCGGACTGTTCCAGCTCATGCAGCACTATGGTGGCCAGGGGCAAGGCTCAAACTGGCAGCCGGGGCAGGGACAGCAAGGCCAGTGGGGGCGTCCCGGCACGCTTCAACATTGGATGGCGATGCGCCGGGCCAGGATGGCGCAGCGCCGGGGGATGCACGACGGTTGGCGGCAGCAGGGCAACGCTACAGGCAGGCCAGACTGGGCGGACACTCCAGGCATTGCCGGGGGTGGAGACTGGAACATGCCTGGGCCTGATGGCCGACCGATGACGCCGCCTCCAGGCAACACTGGGATCGTGCCGCCCCACCTGCCTCAGACGCTTCCTGCCAAACCGCCCGAAGGAGACCCCTACTGGTCGAGACCGGACAACCCGTTAGCTCCTAATGGGCAGCCGTGGCAGCTCGATCCAGGCTTTGGGAATGGTGGCATACCGCCTGTAAAGCCTGGAATGGGTGGCGGACTACCTACCGGGCCAGGACAGCAGATGCCGCCCGCAACTGGGCCTGGGCAAGCGCCCCCACGGGATCTTAACCCGTGGGGGATGGGCGGCTCAAACTTGGGTGTTCAGGGAATCCTGGGTCAGCTTAGCCAGCGCTTGGCTGGGCAGGGTGCTGGCTTCGGAGGCTGGGGTCGCTAGAACTTGATGTAGCCACGGGCCCGATCGCGGGCGAGGTCTAGGTTGGCGAAGTGGGGCGTCTTTTGCTTGCGCATAAGCGCTCGGTATTCGCCGACCGTCTCGACCTTCTTGTAAAGCTCGAACCGCTTGGCGGTCGGGGACATCGGGCTCTTGGGGTTCTTATCGCGCCACGCAGCCACCACCGTGAGCTTGCGCGAATCGGGAACTGTGAAGCGGGTCACCGGCAGCGGTTTGCTGCCGTTGCTGACGGCTGACTTAGCAGACTTGCGCTTGGCCTTCTTCTCGATACGCATCGGGATTCCCGTCTCTTCAGGCATTGGTGGCTCTCCGTTTGCAACATCTGCCCAACTAAGATTTCTTCGATATGTCGCCTGAGCAAACCTCTGGCCGTCGTACTTAACGAAGATGTAGTGCTCGTTGAAACTGCTGATAATGCCCAGCTCGGCATGTTTAAGATGCTTTGCGTCGTACCTAACGCGTCTGCCAATGTCGTCTTTGGTGGGCTCGATCATAGCAATGGGCTCCCAAAGATGTCAGCGCTTTGAAATACGTCAGGGGCTTTGAAGATGTCGTCACTCACTGGTGAGATGACACATAACAGAACAACAATAATGTTGATCATACGAACTCCGTTGGTGGGAGTGGGATCTCTTTGTTCCACGGGCGCCAGATATGCAGCACATTGGGATGACAATTGATATGCTGTGATTCTGGAAGATGGAGTTGATAGGCAACGACATCGCCTATGAACAGCTTTTTCACTAATTCCATTTCATCCCATGTCGGGATACGGTGCTCCAGGCTTACCGAGACGTGGTCCCAACCCTCATCGCTTGACGCAATGATGCGCAGAATCTCTCCCTTTTTAGCGAGTGGCATGAGAAAACAACCATTCTTAGCATCGCCCATTTCACCAGTGTAGTGTGGGACACGCTCTATTATTTTGGGGAGTTGGTTAAGGTTGTTCACGGGTCTGTCCCCGCCACCAGCTTGAGCGGGTGGAAACTGTCAGGGTTGTCGGCGTTGTGCACGGGCTTCTTTTTGGTAGTGACCTTGGTCTCTCGGAAGGTTGAGAGCAACTCACGCAGCGCCTCGATGCGCCGGTTTAGCTGGGTGATGTTGACGTCACGCAGATCACTGACTTCCTTGAGCGTCCGCACAGCCTCTTCGGCCTTGGTGTCGAGGACTTTCTCGCGCACGTCGAAGTCGTGATAGGCTTGATTGAGATCCTGGATGATCTTGTCTATCGTGTCCATATCGGCCTTCTCGGCGTCGATCACCGCATCGCGGAAGTCGGTGGCCAGTGTCTCGGCTATATCTTGTAGGGCGGATGTCATGTGGATTCCTTTGAAAAGCTGCGTTCGGGGAAAATTCCAAGCTGCATGTCGATGGCTATCATTTCGGCATCAGAGGGAGCCCCCTCATCCTCGATGATTTGAGCAATCGCCGCTCGTCTCTCTTCTAGAGACAAAGCGTCATACAAGTGACGCCTAGCTACAACGGCAGAGGCGCGGTTGCTGTATCGCCACAGCAAAGCATATGCTTTTTGTGTGGGCGTCAGGGCGGATGTCATAGTAGGATTCCTTTAGCTTTAGCAAAATTTTCGATAGACCCGTACTTCTCACAGATTCGCTTACCAGCGGCGGGCATCATCTTTGTGCCGCGCTCCGGCCAGCCTTCCTCGATGAACATCTTGGTGTAACTGCGATATATATGGCGGGCGACATAGGCGATCATCTTGGCGTCCCAGCCGGAGACACCCTGTTGGGGCTTTTGCATCAGTCTCTCCTGAGCCAGCCAATCTTGGGCGGCCTCGCCTTCCAAGTGTTTGTTTTGTCCCAGATAAACCACGCATAGTCCCTGGTGCCATTGCCGGGCTTCTCGCCCGCCGCGATGACTTTGCCGGGGGGCATGGAGGGCCTGGGCGTAATGAACAGGACGCGGGAGAGAGGTGTCGTCTCCAGCCAGCGCGAGCGCGCATCGCCGTTTATCCAGACGGTAGGCAGGAGCAGCGCGCATTTGCGCTGGGTGCGCTTTAGCGCCAGAGCGACAAGATCCTGAGAGCCATTGAAGGGAGGGTTGGAAACGATGTTCTCGTAGGGCTCATCATCCTGGAAGAAGTCGCGTTGCACGCACTTCTCGAACCGCTTCTTGATGTCATAGGCTTCAGCATCGAAGTGGCAGGTATTCACGGCTGAATACCAGATGTTGCCCATGCCAGCGCAGGGATCCACGATGCGACCTATAAAATGAACTGTTTCAAAGAGACGCTGACTGACCCAGCGAGGCTCAACATACCAGTCAAGCGGATCACGGTCCCATATGTGTGATTTGCGTTGTCGCATCCTTACGACATAGTGTTAGTTTGTCGGTTTGTCAATCAACATAATTGAACTCGCCAAAAGCGTCAGCATGTCAATCTTCCCTGACAAGTTCCTTTAGGAACTCTCGGTTTAACATAAAATCAGCCATGTTTTTACGCCCCACCAATACATCTACAACTCCCTTTTCTAGTGTTTTTGTGTCCAGTAGATCGGTATAGAGGCAGGGCTGTGTCTGGCCTATGCGGTGAATGCGGGCTTCCGACTGGGCGCGGTGCTCATAGTTCCAGTTGCGGCTGTAGTAGATGGCGTTCGAGCAGTTGGTCAGCGTCAGCCCATGCCCGGCGCTCGCTGGGTTGGCGACCAGGATTTTGCCTTCGCCTGCCTTGAACTTGGCCAGGAGGTCCTGGCGATCGTCCAGGCTTAATCCTGACGGCAATAGGATCGCCCTATTTCCGAATCGTTTGCCGATCGCCACCGCATTGTGAACAAAAGCAGTCCACACGATGCTCTGGCCGTCACACTCTTCGACCAGCTCTTCCAGGACGTCGAGGCGGTCGGTCGGCACGTCGAGGTAGCGCCCATCCGGCAGTTTGATCTGGCCGGAACACAGCTGAAGACATTTATTGATCATCGCTACCACGACAGATGCGTCGATCACTTCTCCCTGGATGACTGTAAGAAATTGCTTCCGCAATTCGTCATAGTATTTGCGCTGCTCTTTTGTGAGCGGAACCGGCACTACACGCTGGCGGGTAGGGGGAAGCGTCAGGCATTCTTCCTTTTTGATGATGGACGAGAACTTGGAGAGCTTTTCCTTGAGCTTGCCAAGGTTCTTGTAGCCGACGATCTCCGGGAAGCTCCGCTGACCTAGCAGACGCATCTTGATCTCGGCATGTTCGTATTTGAACTCCTTGAAGTCCTTGAAGCCCAAGGCGAGCGGGCTCAGGAATCGGCACTGGGCGTAGAGGTCCAGGGGCGAATGCGGGGTGGGGAGCCCGGTCATGATCAGGCGGACCTTGGCGAGCTGGGAAATCCGCCACGCCCTGCGGGTGCGCTTGGCTGCGGGGTTCTTGATCACCGTCGATTCGTCAATGATGCACATGAAGTCCGGATAGATTTCCATGAACTCCTTGATGCGCTTCACATAGCCATCGGTCAGGATGGCGTCGATGTTGACCATCCAGTAGTAGAGCTTGTCCTTGTAGGTGTGGCTGACAACTTTGTTGGGCCATACCTGACAGTAGTAGGGGACGGAGGCATGTAGCGGCAGCTCGACGTCCGACCAGTTGCGCACCAGTCCCTTGGTCGTGATGACCATGCAGGCGGTGATTCGGCCTTGCTTGAAATGGTTCTCAGCGAGCTTGATGGCAATGCGGGTTTTTCCGCACCCCATTTCCATGAAAAGACCGTAGTACTTTCTGTCTTTAGCGATGCTAAAGATTTCAGTTTGGTGGTCGTAGTCGGTAATGGTTGTTGGCGTGAGAGACTCTGATCGTGAGAGCATCGCGGACATGTTTTCCCCTAGAGGGTGGGGCGGACCGGTAACAGGTGCGAAACCGGCCCACCCCCACGGTCAGGAAAGGATGCAACTCAAAACCTGACCGCTTAAACTTAATCTATCAAAACTGCGGTTCGTCGTCAGGCACTCCTGGCTTAGCAGCCTGTGCTGCGTCAGCCTTCGCGAAGTCAGAGTTCTTGTTGGCGGCGATCGCCCACTCCTTGGCGATGGCATAGGTGTCACGATCGACAAAACCGTCCTGCGGCGTGAACACCGGGACCGCCCAGGTGTTTCCCAGACGGGTCTCGTTGGTGGTGGTCATGGTGAACTTCTTGACCCATCGAGGCGCCTGCACAAAGTTCCCATTGTTGTCCTTGACCTCAAGCGACGTCAGCAGATTATTCATGCGTTTGCTGATTTTGAGCATGGTGGATTTGAGCGGCATCACAGTCTGGACCCACTTGCCGTCGACGTCGACCAGCACCGCATGGTAGGCGGTCTCGACCAGGGCATTGCCATTCTCCATGAGACGCGCCCCCTTCTCACCGCGCTCGGCGGTGTTGATGATCTTATCTTCGGGGCCATAGATGTTGACCATGCCGCCGCCCATTTCCTGGGGGCGCCACTCCACGAACACACGGGAGTAGTGGCAGAACACCATGGTTACGCCTTCGTCGCGCTCCCAGAATCGGTTGAGCACCGTCAGGCAGATGTCGCCTGCTGCGGCCCCCTTGATGTAAGAGGGGTGATCGCGGTTGAGCTGCGGGGAGAGGCCCTGCAAGACGCGCAGGAACGGCAGCGACAGGTCGGCAGCGGAGACCTTTCCGCCCAGTGCGACATCGTCGCCGACATCAAACTCGACCATTTCGTTGGCGGCGTTGGTTTTCTTAGCCACTTCATTGGCCATGTGCTTTTCCTTTTTTCAATACGGCTTGGTTCCCTATGTAAACCTCGAACAGGTCAGAGGGAAGAGTCTTACCTTGTTTATTTAGCTCTTTGACAAGTGCGCCAAGTGTCATGTGGTGAACTGAGAGCTTTTCTTTAAGTGACAAGTTGACATTTGTCTCGTCAGTCTGGGACATGACAAATTCACGGACGGAGTCCAGGATCTTGGAATCGATCCGCGACGTTTCCAGCTTCAGCTCCTGTTTGACGGCGCCGGGGTAACCAGCCTGTTCCAGCCACGCATAGCCCTCGTCTTTCAGCACCTTGCCGTTGTAGAACGGCTTGTATGACAATTCCATGCCATCGCTAAGTACCAGTTTTTTAACGCCCATTTCGATCATCTTGTCAGGGATGATGTCCTGCATCAGCTCCTGGAGCTGTTTCCGGCGCATGGTGAGACGGGCTTCCTCGATCTCGATCTCTTTCTCCAGGTTCTCCATGCGACGGACCAGCTCCTCTAGCGTGGAGACCTGGGTATCCTTCGGCATGGTCTGCCGGTCAGCGTCTACGTCATCGATGAGCCAGTCGTACTGATCATTCATTGTCGAACTCGTCTGCTAATGGGGTTGGGGCACTATGCCATGTAACCCACTCGTCAAAGTCCATGCCCTTAAAGCTATCCTTCCAATGGACAACCTGAAGCCCGTCATAGACCAGGATCTGACCTCTGGGGCTCTTCTGATAGACGACATAGACACGCAACCCTGCTCCATAGATTTCGCGGATGAAGTTCTTCTGCGAAGTTCTTAGCTTCAGTGTGCCAACCTTCAACTCCAGGAAGATCGGTCCCCGGGAATATGGACACCACACTACGTCAGGAAATCCTGGTGTGTTGACTGCTTCGATACGGTAGGCGCGGGCCCCGTTTTGGCGGAGCTTCGGGCTGATGCGTTTCCAGAGTTGAGCTTCTTTCATGTTGCTTCCTTATTAGAGTGGTGTGCCTACCTGCAACGGATCTCACCTAGGATACTTCCGCGCATCCACCCTTCCCAGGCCCGCTCCTGCCAACACCCGTTGGCGGTGCATCGCCCATTTCCTACTCGTCTATCTCCTTGGCACACCGAGGAAGCCTTCCATATGATGTTAGTTTGTCGGTTTGTCAAGCAGCAACCTTGCAGCTCCAGTCCTTGCCCATCTTGGCGTCGGCGAGGTGGGGAATCTTGAGCGGCAGCGCCTGCTCCATGACTTCGCAGATGCGCTGGGAGATCTTGGGGTCAGGTGGGATCGAATGGTCCAGCTCATCGTAGAGCGTCACCAGCGGGGTCAGCCCTTCGCGGTGCAGTTGCACCATAGCGGTCTTGCATTGCTCCGCAGCGGTGCCCTGGACACAGGCGTTGAGCGCCTTGTAAGTCATGGCGCGGCGGATGTACTGATACTCAGCGATCGCTTCGGCTTTGGGCAACGGCTTGGTACGCGGTC